CTACTCCTCTACCTATGTAGCTCATTTATTATCCTTGTCCTTCTTGTAATTTAGCCTCTGCTTCGTCATATCGTGTCTTGGCGGTTTTATATGTAGGCAGTGCAACCACCTGATTTATGAAATCTTCTATGTTACTAGCAAGAGGGTCAGAAAAAGTTTCATCCGCTGTCAGAATAGCAGTCCAGTCCCTATGCATCCTTTTTTTGCAGTTGTTGATTTTTCCTTCAACTGCCTTTTGCACCCAGTCATCTACATCAGGCAAACTGTCCTTCAGTGCCTTTTCGTCCAAGTCGTTTATATTTACAGTAATTGTAATAGCCATATTATATCTCCTTTAAGATTGATTGTTTCATCATTACCCCATTAAATACCCACTAAACCAGCTTTTTTCAGGGTAAGTCTCCAGCGTGTCATCATCATAGGAATTACCAGTAACATAAGCTGTGTCACTTGCATCCATATCAACAACTGAAGCTCCAAAAAGATAGTTAACATTGAGATTTGCGAATAATCTAGGCTGCAATCCGCGTGGTGTTCTAGCACTAAAATTGGATGTTCTTAATTCTACATACCAGTCATTTCCTTCTGCTGACATTCCTGAAATTCCTAATGCAAAATAAAAAACATAAGACCCTGTAACAGGAGCAGTGAAGGTGAATGTTCCAGTATTATAGTCGGCATTTTTGTCAAATACTTCATTGTTGAATCTCATTGTTGGATTGCAATCAAAATCCGAAATTGTTTCATTTGGAAGTGTCGCAAAGAAACAAGGTTGCAACGGCTTGGTTATTTCGCCATTAGCGCTAATCGTTAATGCAGTATTACCTGAAGTTTCTAAAGAAAAAGAATATGCGTCATTTGCTCCAACAACTTTATTTGCTCCGAATGTATCTCCACCGAAAGATAAATCGCCACCAGCAGAAATAGTTGCGAAACTATTATCACCTCTAAAATATGTTGAAGATGATTTTGTTCCTGAAGCTGATAAGTGACTTAAATCAATACTTCCATCTACCAGTTCAGAACTGTCTACGGAGTTTGCTGCTAAATCTGCAGCACTTACAACTCCATCTTCTATGTCAGCACTTGTAACAACTTTGTTAGCTGGTGCTTGTCCTATGTATCCCAATCTATTCTCCTATTACGTTTGTTCCATTATTGACAATGCAGCATCAATTTTTGCACTAACTGAACAGTCAATCAAAATGTCATCAGTTGTTTGCAAGACAATTTTACTGCCTGACAAAACTTCCAATGATGATCCAACTGGTATGCTGACATCCTTGACGAGCCATACATTAGCATTGGTATTGGGATTGCTCCCAGCCGTACCTGATGTTAATTTTACACTAGCAGTAACGGATGCAGAATGAACATTAGCCAATATCAATCCAAGTACAATCGTAGTTGTTGAACTTGGAACTGTGTATAAAGCTAATGGTGTACCAGCACTTGTTGGCATTGCATCATTTGTTACTAACTTAAAAGTATTAGCCATATTCTCTCCTTTCCTATTATCCTAAAGCAATCGCCAATGCAGTTGCATCAGCCAAAGTTACATCTGGAGCAGTAATGGCTGTCCATGCCGATCCATTGTAATATTTTAAAGCGTTTGATGTTGAATTGTATGCGAGATCACCTTCATCCAATGAGGAAGATGGATCGCTTGAAGCTACTCTGTATCTTTCAGCAAAACTATTTACCCCAGCAATATTTGTTGCCACAGTTGTTACGTTAGCCGATACACCAGCAACAGTCGCAATATTTGCCACCACTCCACTTGCTCCCAAAGTATCCATGTTGGTAACATTGCCGGAAGTTGCAAGTAGATTAAGGTCGGTAACAATAGCTGAAGTTGCAAGTAGATTAAGATCAGTTACAATATCAGAGGTTGCCAAAGTGTTAAGGTCAGAAACTATATCGCTTGTGGCTAAAACATTAATGTCCGAAACAATATCACTAGTTGCTAGTGTATTAAGATCGGAAACAATATCCGAAGTAGCGAGAACATTGATGTCCGTCACTATGTCAGAAGTTGCAAGAGTGTTTAAATCAGAAACAATATCAGATGTGGCTAGGGTGTTAAGATCGCTTACTATGTCGGAAGTGGCTAGAATAGCCATATCAGCTATGACAGCCGAATCTCCCAGTAGAGCCATATCAGCTACAACAGCACTTGTGCCAAGCAATCCCATATCGGTTATAACAGCACTTGTTCCTAGTAATCCCATATTGGTAACAGTTGTCGAGTTACCCAGTAATCCCATAGCTGTTACATTCGCAGAAGTTCCCAATAAATCCAGATCGGTTACGACAGCGCTTGTACCCAGTAAATTCATGTCGGTGATGACACCAGATACTCCAAGCAATCCCATGTTTGTTACGCTTGTGGAATTACCCAATAATCCCATTGCAGTAACATTGGCAGAGGTTGCCAAAGTATTCATATCGCTAACAATGTCAGAGGTAGCAAGTGTGTTCATGTCGGATACGATATCAGCAGTTCCTAAAAGAGCTAGATCGGTAACTACATCAGCAGTTCCCAAGATGCCCAAGTCAGTAATTACTGCTGAAGTTCCAAGCAATCCTATCTCTGTGTCAACAGCAGATAGGGCAGCAATTTCAGTTGAAAGTCCAGCAACAGTTGAAACATCAGTTGTTGTTTCAGCAAACGCCAAAGCGTTTCCAGCACTATTAACGGATAGTATTTTATTCGCTACAAGGTTAGGAAATGTCAGATTATAAGTATTGGCAGTTGAGGCAGCAGCTCTAGGGGAAAACTTTAAGTTATCCTCATTCTGTTGCATCATAGCAACTATCTTATCTAATTCCGTGTTGAGAGTTTCTATTGGAAAAGTTCCAGAATTAGGAAAGTCAGTTGATCGAGAAATCGGTAAATTTCTATAAATTGTATATTTGTCATTGAGAGTAGCTCCACCACCTAAGGTAATAGAACCTCCACCAGTTTCTCCAGCTCCAGCAACAGAGAATTGCGTTGCTCCAGATGGAGATGCAGCATAGGTTAAAGTAGCATCTACTCCAGCCGAATTGGTTTTAATAACTACTAAATCAGTAGCATTAAAGAACTCAAATGGTACTGTAAATGCAGTTTGACTGCCTGAAGCAGTGTATTGTATTCTCGGACTGGTATCCGATATGGTTATACTCATCTTAAAATATCTCTTTCAACTTCATCAAATAATGAATCCAAGAACCATACATTTTGAAAAGGTACTAGTCTACGCACATTCCTTGCTGTGTGATGATTGTATTTTCCACTTCCCCATGTAAACATAATGTCAGCAATGTTAGCTATTTGTGATGCAGATGGCCCAAGTACATCAGGAATAGGGTTATTTAAAAAATCCCTATAAGTTCCATAGGGTTTCTTAGCTCCTAAAATTGGTCGTAATCCTACTTCATTGTTGGCTAATCTTTCTATGGAATTATTAATATCTGAATAGATGCCACCTAATCCACTTCTATCAAAGGCATCTACAAGTTTTTGTCCAAAAGGTTTGTTGGCATATTTCCTATTGAAAGCTCTTTGCCTGAATGCATCTACCATAGCTCCAGCAGCCATTAACAGAAGTACGCCTTGTAGGAAATGAGAATCTCCTTCTTGCATACCTCTCATTAACATTCTTTGGGAAGATGCCATGCCGAATTTTTTGAATTGTGTAAGTATGCCACCAAGTTCTGTATTTGCCCATAAAGGTATGTCACCTTTTGATGGAGTAACAATGTCTATATTGGCTTGTTTTCCTATTGCAGCATGAAAAACATCAGCAGCTTTTTGATCTTTCCACATTTCTGAATTGGCAACACGCATCAATTTATAACCATCTCCATTTTTCTTCCAACTATTTTTAGCTCCTTTGCCAGTTCCCCATTTTACATATTCATTCCAAATCTTTTTCGCCATGTCATCATCAATGCCCAAGTTTAACAATCTTGCTTTATTAACTTTAGTAATTTTTCCTTTGAGAACCAATCCTTCTATTGCTTCCAACATTCTAGTACCATTGAATAATCCAGCTATTGTTTTAACACC